AACTATAGCTGTTGGCATCGATTTTTGTAATTGTTTTGATGCGATTATAATTATTCTCGTTTGCGCCACCGATTGCAACCTTATGGCCTGTTTCCATATTATGGGCTGTATGCGATACCGTTGCCACGCCAGCTGCCTGAGTAATAGTTACCGTCACATTAAATGGGAATGGGCCTCCAGCTGCAGCTTTTATTGTTACCGCAGAACTCACTATAGCTGCGCTAGTTACGTCATCTTTTACTGTAAAGCTTAATGTTACGTCTGTATTAACAATTGATAATGTAGTTCCATCATCTGCAGTCCAATGGCTAAATGTACCAGATCCATTGTTTACCGTGATAATACCTTTGCCATTAGAGCGCTCAGTGGAAAAACTAATTCATGAGCAATTTCACCGATTGCATTTAGTGGGCTTTCTGCTGTTCGAGCCGCCCAGTAATCATGCTGAACCTGTGCTGTTTTAGAGTTTGCATCAATCCAGACGCTAAATTCTTGTTCTGATGCAGCTGTCATCGTGCCAGTCCAAGTTCCGCTGCTACTTAACGCTTCGCCACCAGAAGTAAATGGTGTTGCGTTACGAGTTTTTAAATGGACAATACCGGTTGCGCTATCGCCGTCAATTATTTCAGTGACAATACCCGTTGCGCCAGACGTTCCGCCAGTTACTGTTTCGCCAACTGTTAATGTGTTTGCGCCTGCGGTAAATGATAGCGTGCTCGATGGGTTGGTGTCCTCGCTCCAGACAATTCCTGATCCTGCTGAAATTGCAGTGGCTTGGGTTGTTTCCACGATATTAGAGTCTGGCAGCAATGTGTATGATCCAGCAACTATATCCGTGCTAACTTGGCCGGCAACAAACGGGGTATAAAGCCATTTATCGATACGAAGGGCGTGACCGCTGTAGGTCGTGGTTGCTGAATTTGTTTCGTGCAATTTATAGGTAAACGAGTCTGATACTACTCCATTAACATCTGTAGCACCCTCAACAACTAAATCATCAAGCGTATTTTCATAAATAATAACCAGAGCTGTTTGTAATTTTGTACCATCGGACTCTTGAACAACAACATCAACACTTCGCTTATCATAAACGTAGTTTGCTGTGCTGGTTGTCCAGACAAAATCACTGTAAACAGTCGCACCCCATACTGGGTTGATCATGTTCCAAGTTTTATTTGAGTTAAGCGTGATTAAGTTATTATTGCTTATGAATGACACGCCCAACATAGTTATAGCTTCTGTTGTTGTGTCGCCACTTGCGGTTTGTAATCCGTCTGTACCGATTAGTGCTAACCCATCTGACGTTGTTCCAGCATCACACCTGATTATTTCTGATGTTGTATTAGCCCCAGTAATTGAGCCATTTTTAAGAAATGAGTCAAAATAAAAGCCTTCATCAGTGCCTTGGAAAATACTAAACCCGTCTGTTTGAACATCTGAACCAGATACACAATTTAGTTGAAGTGGGTTTAAACTACAAAGTAGTCGAGAATCATATAATCGCGCCTGTGAGCCAGACTCAAAAATTGCAAACGCCTCACCTTGCGAATTATTAATGCCAAGCATGTACGCGCCAGACACTGGGTTGCCATTAAGCAAATAACCACATTGAAGGCGACCTGCGTTTTGAACCTCTAACGAATATACTGTTGATGATTTGGAATCTTCAATTTCAACTAATTCACCATTACCCCAGAATAATCCAGCAACATCTGTTCCATTACCAACGATAACTGGATCACCCATCTCATAAAAACCAGTACGGGTATTATATACGCTTGATACCCCTTCCATGTCACCCATGTTGTAAAACACATGAATGGTGTCGCTTGTTCCTGTGCTTGGGTTTGTATCCCAATCTTGGCTTACCGTAAGTATGCGGAGATTACCTGTTCCGGCCACGTCACTAACAACAACGCGAGTTTGCTCGTCGCCAGAACTGCCTTCACCAGACAGATTTAAAACAATTACTCGACCAATATAATCTGTTCCGGTTACTTGTCCATTATTACCGCCAATGTTTTGAATATCATCAGTGACAACAATTTGATTATTTCCAGACGCTTCGGCTTGCGTACCTAATGATTCATGCACCGCATAAGAGCTGACTGTTTTTGCCGAAATACCCATTAGGTTGTTTTCTCAAGATTAAGTAATATTGCACGATTCTCATCTGAAATATCTGCGTCACGACAGACATAAATGACACATCTTCGAGCACGCATTTCCACTGGTAACGAGCACCCCGTTTCAGACCAAAAACCATTAGGGTAAGAAAAATACGGCTGGTATTCAGCTGGCAGCTCATTTTCTTTGACGCGAAGGTATCCAACATTATGATGGCACCCACGACAACAAATCTTACCCATGGGGTGAAGGTTTCGGCTAATACGTTTATCAACAGCCACGCATTTGCCATCGACAAAGCCGCAGCCAAAATCAATACCTTCAACCTGAACTAGAATTTCTGGGGTAACTTTATCCATTTACTGAATATCTAAATTAACTGCTGTTCCAGTGGTTACATTTACGCGGATCTCATAACCTTCATCACCGCCCAATGGCACAATAGCAGAGCCTGCAGCTGTAAAGTTTTGAACGGAAATCCAAGTAACACCTTTGTCTGGGCTAATCTCCAAATCAACATCGGTTACTACAGTGCCCCAAATAAGGACTAAACGGTTACGACCACCTTCATTATTGAATGGGATTTCAGGACCTGTGCCTGCTCCCTGTGCTGTACAAATACGCATAATATTATTCCTCTACTTCGGTTACTGTGGCGCCAGTAAGGAACTTATCTTTGCCACGTTTTAAATCGATTGACTTAACTACATTTCCTGATTTGTTATCAATATTTACATTAATAACTGGAGCGGGAGCTTCGAGCTGTTTAGGTTCAGAATTTTCTTTATTAGTTTCAGCCTCTGTTTTAGCTTCCCGCTCTATCCGTACTGCTTCTTTGATACGCTCAACATCATTGTCTTTTGACATCTCTTCTTTTTCGCGTTCAAGCTGGCGATCCAATTCTTTCTGGGCCGACTCTTCTTCCATCAGCTTAATTTTTAAATCGTATTCCATATCAAGCTTACGTTGGAACTTATCAAGTTCAAGGTCCATTTTTTCACGAGACATTTGGCCATCAGCTTCAAGCTTTTGCTGGAATTGCTGCATCTCCAAATCTTGCTTTTCTTTCTCGATGGCGCCTTTTTGCTGGATCTCAATCAATTTAGGGTCTTGAGGTGGCTCTTTCTGAGCTTTTTCCTCTTGGCGAGCTATAAACTCTTCTTTAGAAGGGACAATTGTTCCGGACTCTAAATCAAGTAAATCTGCTGCAGAGCGCAATACTTCTAAGCGACCCTCGACACCCATGATGGACATATCGACTTCGTTATTAGTCATATTCAAGAACTCAGCACGACGCATTTGCGTCTGCTCTTTAGCAAGTAGCGCAGTTGCACCACGAGCAATGATTTTAACATCGCCTTTAATCGACATATCTTTGTCGTACAACATATTGTGAGTGAATGTCTGCTCAATAGTTGGTTTAACAACACCATTATCAATGTTTGAAATAGACATTTTGATGCCTTTAGAGGCGTTGTTCATCAGCATAGCTAATCCAGACGCCGTAGAGCCTGCTCCGCTGACTTTTTCGTTGCCGTGAGCATAACGAGGAATACTTGTTGCATCGTCTGCACGCTTCTCAAACTCCTCGTAAACACGTAATAATTCTTGTGCATTAGAGCGGGGCTGATAAAAACGTATAGCTTCACGGCCACGACCGGTTTTATCAGACTTTGTTTGAAAGATTTTCCATGGGTAGATTTGCTCAACAGTTTCACCATCAGCCAACCGATCCACTTCAACTTCAACAATTGGGCCAGAAGCAATACCTAAGTTATTTGCTAAGGCTCTCGCTGTGGCATTGCACATACGTTGGTGATCTCGCATTAATTTTGGCAGTGCGATACCCCAGAATGCACCGGGTGTCATCTGGAAAGATGCTTTGTGGTAAGGGCGACGCTGTAATGGATCTTTGTTAATTACTGCACGAATAATGTGATTACCAACTTTAATGGCGTCAATTTCGTATTCGGCTAGTGGATCGTCAATTTGGTCTGGGTCAATACCCCATTCTAATAACCATAACCCTTGTGCTGAACCCCAATACTGTAAGCCATCAATAGAGCGCTGATCTTGGCGCATCCAGAATTTATCTTTTCCTTCAAGCTGTGCACGCTCATAATCACGCCACAACCAGTCACGTAAGCCGCCACGACCATAATCAGTCAGTACAGCACGTATTGCATCACCGTTATATCCCGGTAGGCCAATCATATTGTATAAGCCACGACGGGAATAACGAATACGCTCAATCAAGTCGCCATCGTTAATAGTTGATGAATCTGGTGAAGGGTAGATATCAAACGGTGAAACACGCGAATAATTTAACCCAACTTCATCAGCAACTATAGGCTCTCCTTGAGGGCCCCATTTTAAACTTTTCTTTTTCTGAACAACTGGAGCTTTCATGATTGCGGCTGGGAACGTACAGAAATCTTCAATAAATTCGCTTAACGCTTCATCCCAACCACCTTCCGCTAATTGGTCAGCAATCTTTGTTTCCATCTTCTCTGCTGATTCTTTTGCCACAACACGCATCGAGCGCATTGCTTCATCACGCATTTTGCCTGCACGGCCTTCAATGTAGGCTTCATAGCCAATATCAGGCGGAAGTTGAGGCATTGTTTGTTGAATACGTTGTGCAATAGCGCTCATTGCAAAAGGGGGTAATTCTGGTATTGGAGTTGGTGAAAGACCCCACGGGCGGTCGCCTGCAGGCATCAAAATATCTCTTATCCATGAAACTGCCGCACGAATTTTCGTGGCGCTCAACATCATATATATTTCAGAACCACCTTGGTCGCGGATCTGTCTTAATGTTTTTGGATCGTATTCGCCATTACGTTGGCGTAGGCATTCTAAAAGCTCAGTTTCGTGCTGCTCTTTTGCCCAGCGATTCATTTCCCATACTTTTTGGATATGGTGAGAAAGCTGAGACTCATAAAGGTCAGGGACTCGATTAGCAGCTTCTACATCTTGCTTTTCTTGTTCAATTTCACTGTTGTTTTTTACAACGAGTAAGCCGTAATTGCCCATAAACTATCACCCAGAATTGTTGTCAACTACCTTTAATTCAGGTTTTTCATCAAACTCTTTGGAATCGATGACTGTTGCCTGAATGTGGTCTGCTAAAGCTCGTAAGCCTATTATAAAATCTTCTGGCGGCATACCGTTCTTGAAGCCCATATGGATGGTTTTAGCCTTTCCAATATGTTTTCCTTTTGCATCGGTAAATGGACTGCCAAAAATGAAGTCCATCATGTATGCCGCGTCGCCAGCCATATCGTTTCCACGATTTAACTTGGCATGAATTAATTCAACTGCCATATCTCACCTCTCATTAATTGATTCTATGACGATATTACTTATTTGTATAGTA